CTCAACTACTTTGTCTTCGAGCTCCGCTTTCGCTCTACGTTCCGCCTCGATTTGTTCATTCGCTTCAGCTTCTTTTTCTTGAAGTTCTTCATCAATAAAGCTAAAACCGAAGTCAAAATCTAAGACTTCTTCGTAGACCTTCTTATCCATTTGCTAGTTCCTTAAAGATTGAGAGATCGTCATCGTCGTCATCCATTGACATTGACGTTGCAGGCTCAGCAGCTGGCGCAGATGGAGCAGGAGCAGACTGTTGGGTGTTACCCATATTGCTCAGATCCAAATCGTCAGAATCATCGGTTGCCATTGTTGGCGTAGATGGTTCTTCATCCATCGCAAGTACACGATAAAGCTTTGCTTTCAACTCTGCATAAGACTTGAAGTTCTTTGGATCAATCAACTCTTGAAGAGAATGCTGTTGCTTCCAAATGCGTTCAAGTTCAGCGTCATCATCAGACAATGCAGAAGGGCCATCAAACTCAGACTTATCATAGTTTGGGTAACCTTCAAATTGACGGATTTTTAGACGGAAGTTTGCACCTTCCCATAGATCGAATGGGTTTACTGGTGTTTCATCTTCAAACTGAGGATTCATCAAATCGTTCAGCTTGTCAAAGATTTTCTTGCCAAACTGGTAAAGGAATACCTTACCATCATTTTCAGGGTTTGCGCCATCCTTAATGACTTGAATATTCGCAACATACTTCAAGCGGCGCTTTTGCTTGCGAGCCTGTTCTTTGTCGGAATCAATACCTGAGTTCCAAAGCTTGGAATTAAATTCAGATACTGGGTCATCTTGGTTTAGCGTTGTTAAGGAGTTCTCGATATACCACAGTCCTGTTGGACCTTGAAAACCATGATCCCAAATACGAACGAAAGGCATTTCTTCGCCTTCAGGCGCAGGTAAGAAACGGATAATCGCAAAACCGTTGCCAGCTTTGTCGCGAGTTGGTTTCCAAAATTTGCCTTCGTTGGGATCTGAGTAGCTCTTTTGTGATACTTTTTCGAGCTGTGCGTTCAACTTGTCGAGTGAAGATGAACGTGACTTTTTAAGTGCGTCAAATGACATTGCCATATGTATTCTCCTTTGTATAGCGTTGTATTTTCGTAGTATGCAATAATATGTATCGGACTAACCGACCATATATTTATATCAGAAAAATCGTTCACGAATAAGATCTTTGAACTTTTTTTCTTCAATATCTAGGAAGGGTCTGTACTTCTTTGATAGTCTAATTATATCACGCGCGACGAATTTGTCAACAATTTCTTTCTCCCAATATTCAAATATTTTGGAAGCAGACGCAAGAATTGATAATGTTTCCAAACTGATTTGTCGCTGTAAATATAATGAAATTAAATGTGGATGTTGTCCATCATGAACTGCAAAGTTTGCCTGATAGTTATCGTCAAGCTTATTCAGTTCGCTTTTGAAATTATATGTTAAAGACTCCATGCGTTTTCGCCATTCAAGATAGCGCTGTTCACCAGACTCTTCAACAATATCACGGATCCAAATTTCAGGTTTCACAATCATATTAGATAACATAACACCTTGCGGATCATCCATCTTTGATAGCTTGTGAAAAAAGTAAACATCAGGGCGTGTCTGAAACTTATCAAACGACGCTCTGATTTTACCATTGTATTTGTTGTAGTCGTAACCGTCTGTTGTAAAATGCTTTTTCATAGCAAGGTAATTTACATACAGGCGGTAAGCGTCCTCAGTCGCATATCCGTGTGATATCAGGCTCATCGCGTTTTACCATTCTCAAATCAACTGCTTCATTCCTTACTTTTTCTTTCAGGATTGAAGACTTCTTAACAATGTCAGCAACAGTTTCAATTTCTAAATCGTGTTGTCTTGCATATTCGCAAAGCGCATCGATGTAATTAATTCCTGCTGCTAACATATGAGATATTTCATGATGTATTTTTTCAGGGGAACGAGGAGGTGTAATCATTATCCGTTTAACACCTTAATGCCATCAATCCAATTGGTTGCAGCATCTTCAACGTAATGTAGACTGTGGCCTGTAATTGCCTCTTCTTTAATGAATTCACCGTTAATGTAATAATTAATTGTGTAACCTACTGCTCCTGCAGAATAGATTTCAGCTCGTAATTGCTGACCGTTTCTTTCCCCGAGGAACTGATTGACTAGATTGCTCAAGATCTGCCTCCTTTAAATGCTTAATATTAGATGTGGATTTTTGTGAACCACACGATTTACAGTGGACAACTGTAATGCCATATCTGTGTTCACCAAACATGACAATCGTTGTACCACTTGTTATATTAATATTATCACAGCAACCGTCTATTGTCAACAATTAAATCTCCTCAAATAGTATGTTGTTTACGTATTTGTCTTTATCCTCTTCAGATATCCCCATACCTTTGATAGACCTGTGCAAATGCGGATTCATTTTTTGATTTACACAATATTTGTTTAAAAGAAGTTTAGTATCACGGTTTGACCTAAATGCATTTTCAACAAGATTATCCAAATAATAATCAGTCAAATCCGTTGTGACTTCAATAAATTGGTCAAGTTCATAATCGTCCTTTAGCTGACCAACCGCAATCATATTTTCCGAAAATATTTCCTGGGCCCATGGTGGCAACTCTCGAGCCTTTCTCCATTCCAAGTCTTTAACCGCTTGTTCCATATAATCATGGTAAGGATGCGGATGACCATGCAATGGACTGTAATCCATAAATGACCCTGTAATTTTCTTAGGTCCTGCCACAATATCAAACCCAAGAATAGGAAGCTCAATACCTTCATGCGGAAACACATTTACATGCATCAGCCATAAGCCTCGACCATTTTCAGGGCAAATTGTTTTTAGGTGTGCTTTTGATACAAGAGGTGACATCCAAAAGTCGTCTCTCCAGCCGGAAAACTTCATACTATCGTCGTATTTTGGATTGTCAAATTTTGTTAAGTGCTCGTCAAATTTTTGACGGATGTTAGTTGCTAGATTCTCTAGCCTGATCCATAATGGATGCATTTTCATTTTTCCTTATTGACCAACCTAGTTCAGTTTGCTCCCAAATTAGTTCGTCGTCTTCTACCCAACCTAAGCTTTCTAATAGATCTGGTGGAAACTCAATGTAGAGGTCCCCATTAAGGGGATCCTCTTTGACTTCAGTTAAATAACTTGTCATGTTTTCTTCTTTTTGGCTCTACGAGCTCGCGCCCATTCATTCAAGACACGGTTTTCACGAACTTGTTTTAAACTTCGTCGTCGCCCTCGTGCCGCTTCACTTCGTAGCATACGTGTTCCACGTACTGTCGGTTTAAGATCTACATCATCGTACACAGGAATTTGTGTATCCATGCCTTGCCCTCCTTATTGTTTGCTACAATTTAATAATATATCAAATTAGAGAAATGTCAATCAATTTCTTGAGACAATTCATCAAATAGCTGAGACGCAAAATCAAAACAAATTTTTGCTTCCTCAGCCATATCGTCATCGAGATGCTTGCGCATTTCTTCGATAAGATATTCCTTTTCAAGTTCAAACTCATACATTTTGCCTGAACCTGGGATTCTTTTCTTAATCATTTGTCCGCCGTGCAATTCACCAAAGTGACGGACATACATATGAGCCATCAAGCCATGTTGGTCACCGGCTTCTGCCAACGATTTAATATGCTTATTATAGTCTTCAACGGATTGAGGGTAATTTCCGTCGGGTTCTAATCCATATTCAGTTTCAAGTTCACGTATATCTGTCCAAATACGCGACTCTCTACGAATAGGTAATAAGTGTGATGGAATTTCAGCGTAAGACTCAAGTACCTGATAGTTTAAGTACTGACAACATAAAAACTTATGGTAAAGTTTTGGTTCAATTTTACCGCTTAAGAGCTGTTTAGCAAATGCTCTTCTTTCTGCTGCTTGGTGATGAGCCCACGTAAGTTCTTTTAATTTCAAAGACATGTCATCCTCCCAATATAATCAAAACTATTTATATAAAGACTAAGGGCGCAGTTAAGCGCCCTCTACCAAGTTTTTTCTGTAGGCTTATCTTACCTTAAAAGGTAAACGAGATCGATGCTGTTGGCTTCATTTCTTCTGCGTCGATGTTATAGTTAACACCTGCGCCTAGTTCAATACCATTTAGATCGTATGTGTATGAACCACCAACGTTTTGAGCCATGTCGTCTTGGTCACCATTTACATATGCTGTAATACCAGACATAGTTGCGTCAGCTTCGTAACCAACAGTTTCATTTGCTGAACCATATGTTACTGCTGCACCTGCTGCCAAGCTATCGCCTAGGAATGTATCAAAACGGCCACCGATTACCCACTCTTCTGAGTTGAAGTTATAATCGCCGGCTGCCTCTACGTGAGCCATACCTTCCATCATTGACATGCCGTACTTACCTTGTACATTTGATAAGTCGGTTGCGTCAGCACCGATATCTGTCCAGCCAAATGCCATTGTAGCACCTTGTGCAGAAACCATGAATGACTCTGCCATTGCTGGATCTTCTAATGTTGCACCGTCTTCTGAGTCAATCCATGCATTGCCTTGGTCGCCAAATGATAATACAGCGCCCGAAATTTCTGTGCCAATTGCATACTCATCAAGAGCAACATCTCCATCAGCATCTACGACGAAATCCATGCTGGCTGCGCCTGAAGATGCTGAAAGTCCTAGGTCAAAAGATGTGGTTGCACCCCAATCTTCTGCTGCGTTCTCTTCGATATCTACTGT